CATACGGATACCGGCCTTTCAGCATCTGTTTTACACCGTTCCACCAGATAGTGAGCGCCACCCGGTCAGTGTCGGTCAGTTTGCGTTTGGCGCCGCTGGTTATAGCCTTTGCGGCCTCCTTCAGCCACAAGTTTGCGTGTTCCTTATCGGCACCGGCTTTCATCATCATGGAATCGGCCGTGTAGAACTGTCCAAAGTTCAGGTTGTAGATCATCCTTTCCACCTTGGGGAACGGTTCCGGCGGCAATCCCACGGAATCATAGATGTAGGCCAGTTCATGGCAGGCAGCGGCGATATCCGATGACTTGATAAGATGTTCCTTTCCGTCAATGACGAAGGCCATCTTGCCTTTCACCTTTTTGGCGTCGTACTTGTTCATGTTGGCCGGGATTATCCCTGTAAGCTTACACAGACAAAGCAACAGCGCCTTATCCCTGGATATGCCGGGCTGTGCCAGAATGAAGCACACTTCACGGAACTGCTGATAGGTCATCATTTCCCACTGAAGCGGGTAGTCCAGATTCACCCGCGTGGGTTTGTCCGGGTGAAAGAGGTTGCGGAAGAATCTCAAAACTTTCTTCATGGTCGGGTCGGGTTAAAACATTGAGAAAATGGGTTTATCGTCGTGTTCCAGGGTGATGGCCCTGGCGGCGGAAGAATCTGCGAACGTCGGGAAATCTTCAATATTGGCCTTCATGAAAGCCGCACAGCGGACGGCCTGTGCAACACCGTTGTCACGGTCACCAAGGGCAATGAAACAGATTCCCACCTTCACCATCTGAACCAGCTTCTTTTCGTTCGGGCACATCCGTTCGTTGTCACGGATCTTTTCCAGGATCTCTTCTGCATAGTCCGGTGAAATGTAGGCAGCGATATCCGTAACAAGGGCCAGATTTAAGGCTCCGTTCAGCTTTAGGAATTCACCCCACGTCTGGGGATAGTTCTTCACGGTGATGGCGTTCAGCACGGCAACATCCTTGAAATCCGCATAGGTAAGGATAAGGCCGTCGGAAAGGCGTGCGAACTGCTCTGTTCCTTTCCAGTCTGAATATCCTTCAGTCCGGATCAGGTACACCACCAGGCGGTCCAGCGCTTCATCCAGCTTGGCCTGCAGACCGGTTGTAAGATTGGCAATCCTTTCCTTGGAAGCCGGTGCTACATCCTGATTAGATATCACACCGAATCCGGCATCTGTCAGTACCAGGTCCATCTCCGGGATGGAATGCAGGAAGGCATCCACGGCAATCACCCGCTGGCACAGCTTCAGAAGCTTTGCATCTTCGCTGTCGCGGCGTTCCAGCTGCGCTTCCAGATCTTCGCCGATGATATATTCCACCAGGTTCTGTTGCGCCACATCCAGGGCATCGTTGAACACCGTTGGCGCACCCTTCATATTGATTGCCGGAAGGAACGGCTTCATTTCAGAGTATCCGGATACAAGCATAGGGCATTAGGCGTTTTGTTCAGTGGATTCCTGTTTGCCGGATTTGTTCTGATCCAGCGTGGTGAAGATGTATTCGGGGATGGAAATAAAGATGTTCTTATCCCACTTGTTGTATTCCTTGACTACCTTCAGTGAGCGCATACAGCGATCCACCAGGGGTTTCATCATGGCCTGTTTAATCAGGTACAGCTCACGGGCATTGGAACCACCCAGGGCGTTACTGTTCTTTCCGGGCGTGGCACCGATAAGGGCGCTGTGAACACCCATGGCGTAACAGATGATGTTGGCAGTGGATTCGGTATCGTCAATGTATTCACCACCCTTCATATCATTCTGGACGGGGACGATTTCAATCCACTTCTGTTCGATGGCACCACCGGAAGCGGAAGGCAGCATCTTCTTCAGCGTCATGATACCCTTGTTGGCATTCTCGGCGCCGGTCAGGAAGTCAATGATGGCCTCCTTTTCCTTATTGATGCGTTCCTGTCGTTTGGCGCGGTCCGTTTCCGGAATGCCTTCTTTCTTGAAGATATCCGCAAAGTAATCCGGTGAAACATAGATGATGTACTTCACACCCAGCTGGTTCTTCAGGATGGCTTTCTTCAGCTGCGGTACCATCGTGCTGTGGTCGTACCATCCGGAATTGAAGATGGAGTACCAGGAAGGGCGGCTGTAATAGACGTGGCCGGGGGACGGCATATAAGCGCTGAAGATGAATCCTTTCGGGCGGTTCTTGGATGCGGCGTACATCTTCAACTCTTCCACGGCGTTGAATTCGTCAATCACCCTGGAAGGAATGATGGGATACTTATCCGTTCCGGGCTGCTGGTCCCATCCTGCACAGTAGTAGTGCCAGTTTATGTCACCACGGCGGTTCTGCATTTCCCACCGGCTGAACATGGCCTCACGATGGCGGATGGTATAAATGTCATTCCCGTCTTTGGCATAATCCATACGGCACCATACGTTCCAGAATTCCACCATGTCATTCAGCTGCTGCTGCATGAACAGGGGGATGTCATTCCTTTCAAAGAAGTCGAATTCCTTTCCGGAAGTCACCTCTTCAAAATCAACCATCTTACCCTTTTCCCATGCCAGGGCGCGGATCAGTTTGGGACCCAGGCCAAAGCACACGTTGGATGTGAAATTCAGATTGGCGCTTACGATGTCGTTTGCTTCAGCCTTTTTGCGGACGTGCTGCGGCAGCAAGTTATCTGGTCCCCATGGGGCCACCTTATAGGGACCTACCACAAGCGGTTCAATGTCGTAATCCGGATTGAACAGGCCTGCGGTATCCACGGCCAGGATTGCTTCCATCTCAGGAAAGAGGTGAATGCCTTCCAGCACTTCCATGCCGGCAATGGGATTTTCTTTTTCTTGTGTCATAGTACAACTTCTTCACCGTTGATTTCGATAACCGTGAACCGGTTCACCTTCCGGATTTCCCCTGAAGGCAGCACCTTGATGTTGAACGTCACCCCTTCACCATGAAAGGATGTCGGAATGGCATGGTCCACGGTGATGATTCCACCATCTTCAGCCACCCACTTCAGCGATATCTCCTTCTGAAGCTTCGCTATCTCGAAAATTCTTGCGGCGCTTATCATGCGGTTCTTTTTACAGGAACAAAATTACAATCGGCGTCATCCGGAACTTGGGACAGTATTCCATCGGCGGTGTTTCTTCCCGAAAACACGGAAAAATCTCACTATCAGTCCGGAATACCCCTTCATTTTTTCACGGGGATGGAAGATTACGCTTCGCGACCCCCGTGCCCTGCCCTGCCGGCGGGCCGGCAACCCGCACGGCAATTTGCGTAATATGCTTTGACACTTCGGCCAGGCTAAACGGCGGAACCGATTCCTTCACCACCGGATGAATAAGGGAACAGGACGTTTCCAATGTACAGGGTATCAAAGGCATCAGTACCATCAGTACGGTATTCAAGTGGGTCATCTTCGCTTTCGGCCAGCTTCTCACCACCTTTGTTCTTATGGAAGCCCATGGGCGTGATATCCACCTCTGCAAGAGAGATGGCAACCAGAAGGGCTTCATTGTTTTCCTTGTTGAACATAGGCAACAGATGTTTGGCACCACGGAAGCCGTCATTGATGATGTTGTACTTCTGATCATGTCGTAGTGGTTTGCCGATGAAAACGGATTCCACGGTCCATCCATGGAGGTTAAACTGTTCGATGATCACGCTTTTGAAGTCATCATCTGATACTGCATAGTTGCTGCCCAGGGCTGTGGCGTCATAGTAGAACACTACCTCTTTGGTAAGGTGGGCACGGTAGTAGTTGCAGAAGTCATCCACCAATTCACGGAGTTTGCGCTGATACTTCACATAGAAGGATTTCAGTACCTTCAGCGTGGATCCGCTGCGCTGTCCGGCAACCAGCCAGTTGATGTTGGCGTTATAGTCGAAGGCGATGGCAATGGGTGATTTCAGATCCAGGTCTGCATCCAGAAGGCAGCCATAGTCAGTACCGGGTTCAGGATGATATCCGGCTTCTTCCAGGGGCTGGTTGTTATTGGCGATGTAGGTATGGATGTTATCACGGAAGTTCGGATAGAATCCATCCTGCAACCTTTCAATTCGCTTGGATAGGATTGATGTCTGAAAAACAAGGGGTGGAAGGTCGCGTTTCATCTGTTTCACGTACTGCAATCCAACCACGTCAATGTTTTCAAAGATGGACCATTCACGGTACAGAACGGCAATCTTACGGAGGCGGGCCAGGTACCCTTCAATGGCTGTCAGTTTGGCTTTCTTCTTCGGGCCTTCAGGCCAGTTGTCATTCACGTCATGCCATAGCCACAGAAGGCCGGTGATAGATTCAATCACCTTCGGATCTGATTTTTCACGGTAATTCAACAGCCATCGGCCGCTTTTCAGTACCGGCATATCGCTCACGAACAGTATGGAATGATGCCATGGGCAATCGCTGAAGTAACGCATGGTACCACCATTGGCCGGGAATGTTTCATCCTTCAGTTTGTCATAATCCAGGCCTTTCGCTTCATCTCCGATGATCCAGTCCAGGGTCAGCGAGTTGGAACTCATCTTTACGTCCTGGGATATCAGTACCATCTGGGCACCGTTGTAGAAGCTTACCACATCTTCATAGTTCTGGACCGGAATGATGGGCTGTGCGTATCCAAGTGTTTTCGGAGGTCGCTTACCTATCACGTAGTGGATGCCTTCAATGAAGCCGGCTTCACGGAGGCCTGAAAGGGCGGCCGGAAGGGTGCGTGTACGGGCCTGTTTGAAGGATGATGCCACGAAGGCGCCGGTGCTGCCGGGCATGAACTGAACATTGCGTTTGATACGCCTGGAAACGATGCCGAATGATTTACCGAAACGGCGTGAACAGATATCCACCTCGGTATTGGCGGCAATAGCCAGCGCTTCCTGTTGGGCACGGTTCAGGTAGGTTATTTTCTTTTCTTCACTCATTGGGCATCCTGGATATCCACATCGTCAATCTCGCTGGTGTATTGTGCCAGCAATTTCTTCACCTTTTCTTCAATGTTGGGAACCTTGGTAATACCGATGGTTTCCGGATCTACGCTGAAGGATTCATCACGGGGAACAATCTCTTCCCACGGGTAATCTTCGCCATCCGGTTGGTCCAGCTGATTGGTTTTCACAATCACTTCGGCAATTTTGGTTAGGGCCTTTGCCTGTTTTTCATCACCGGCCAGGGCTGCGGCCTGTGCGGATTCCAGGAGGCGGTTTGCACGCATTCGCTGGAATTCTTTTTCGGCTTTTGGAGCGCTGCCAAATAGAAGCTTTACCGTGGCCATGTCACGGTATGCCTGAACACGTCCGATTCCGAATTGGGTAATGATATAATCCCGCATCTGGGTTTCTGTAATCAGCGGATTCGATTTCCAGCGGGTGAAGATGGCTTTCAGGCGGTCAAGCCGGATCTGGTCGGCATCGGTCAGTTTGTATTTCGGGTTTTCAAGGGCTTTTGAAAACGCGTCAATGATGTCTTTATTCGGGTCCTTTGCCATAGATGCTTGTATTTGAAAACAAAAGTACCCATCTCACGACGGGTACTTGGGACAGTGGTTTTTGCGAACTTATCTACACCAGATTCCGGGCTTTGAGGGCCTGGATGGTTTCGTTAGTTATATTGCATCCGTGGTCCAGTAGGGCTTTCACGCGGGCTCTTACACCGGCGGCGCGGGCATCAGTGATTGTGTCAGCCTTCAGGGCCTTGGAAATGTAGGCACGGGCGGATTTTTCGTTGAAGGCCTTTTCCTGGGATTCTTCAGCGGCCTGTGCCAGATAGTCATCAATCTTTTTCCAGCGTTTGGTGATTTCATCCTGTGTTACCAGGATCTGGGTACGGAAATATGCACGGTCTTTATCCGTTTTGGCCAGCTTCATCTTTTCATGGAATCCACGACGGAGGCGATAAGCTTCCGAATTGGCATCATATTCCGTCTGAAGGTCCGGAGGGAGGTCCCGGCGGCTGGTTCGCCGGTCATCGTAGGTCCGGAAGGATAGCGCCTTTTTCAGCGACGGATCCACCGTCACTTCGACGTTTTTCACGGCCGGTACCAGGGCGGCTTCAGGCTTTTCTGCCT